GTACCTTTTCCCCGGGTTCCGTGCCCTGGAGAGCTTGACCGAGAACTCCCCAATATACCTGAGCGTCAGTTTTCCTTGCTTCCCATCCGTATCGATAGTACAAGATCAACTGTTCCAGACTCATTTCATCGAGAAGCTTCTCCGGAGTCGCCCAGGCGTACATCTGTCCAAGCTGGGTTATGATGTCCCAGATTCCGAGTTTTTTCCTTCTTCTCTGGAGGAGGATTCTTCAGAGCTTACATTTTTCATGCCTGCAAAGACATACTGCACGAACTCCATAAGGACCTTGATGTCTACATTATCAAGAAGCCAGTCGCGGGTAATTTTCGTGCTTGACCGCTTGCATACAAGCTCAACAACTTCGAGGATATCATCAATCATACCAGGGTCAAAGCTGTCCTGTCCCATAGATTCCAGGGATTGAACGCTGTATTTTTTTGAGAAACTGACGAACTTCAGGGCAGCTCTCGCAGGAACGATTGTGACATCTATTTCCTCCCCTCCGATCCGGGCAATTCTTTTTGGAGGAGCAAGGATATCGAAATCTTTTAGCAGACCATTTTCGGACATTTTCTTTCACCTTTATTTCCTGGGAAATTATGCGCTTACACCTTGCTCATCTACAATCTTGAACAGCTGGTCGCCTGCCGCCCTTGTAGTATCACATATACCTTTCAAGGTAATCGTGGGCTTCAGTGGCTCGTCTCCGTCATCTGCTGGGAGTGCAAGTTCGATGCCACCCTGGTTTTTCGCGGCGTAAACGGTGATCTCGAACTTCTTGCCAGCTGCATTGGTGTTCGTGAGCCTGACCACTCTGGCAGATACCGTATTTTTACCACCTGTTGAGAGGGTTGTTGCAGTATAAGGAGTGTAAGAATAGCTTACCTTTATTCCTTCACCGTCCGCAATCACATCTGAAGTTTCAACCCTGGCAATGCAGGTATAGCCCTCTTCATCGACTGCAATAACATAGTCAGTGTTTCTTTTTGCAGCATTGTCCGATGAGTCAGTGACTTCAATCGAAGCTACCTCGGAGCCGTCGCCGTTCTTGTGGGCAAGCCTGACAAATTTAGTATCAGTCAGTGTATGGGTTTCTGCGCTTACAGAAGTTGCCGAACCTTCAACGCTGCTGAGGGTATCAATCCCGCCTCGGATCAGGTTGAGATTTGTGAGGTTGACTTCCCACATCTCGAATTCAACGGTTGCGCTGTGGTCTTTTACACCGACAACGATTTCAGGGGCATTGTCGGGTTTCAGGACAACAGGCGTATATTCTTCGGTGAATTTTACCCCGGTTGCGAGCCCCAGGTTTACGAGACTCTCCTCGGTTTCTCCCACTTCGATTTTAGCAGAACCGAAGCGGATAGTTTCAGAGTGTTGTGCGCTTGTCTGGTATGTCGTCATGTTCTGTCCTCAATGTCTATAGATAACTTTGAAATCATATGGAATGTGAAAAAGCCCCGTTTCATCCGGAGGGAGATCATACGGAGAAATTGGAAAAATGCCTTCGATATTGATACCGAAAACTGTACCCGAATATCCATCCAGAGCGGCTTCTACTGCATTTTTCAGGTTCTTGCATTGCGTGAAATCTTCAGCCCAGCAGTCCACCTGAAGCCTGGCTGATCTCGCCACTCTTGCGTAATTGTCTGAAGGAAAAGAGTAAGTTAAAGCTGGAAAAGTACAGTCAAGAGGAAGCTGAAGAGGGTATATCCTTGTCCCTACAAGCCCATAAACTGTAGGATTTGCTAGAAGAACAGCCCGGACAGCCTCATCTATCAGGGTCATCTGTACCTCGCAATGACTGCTTTTAATTTTGATTCTATTATATTGTCTATTTTTTTCCCGTTTTCATCGAGAGAATTCCTCATGTAAGGCTGTGCTGCCTGGTGAAATCTTCTTCCGAGTTTGTCAGGTCCGGTATATCCAAACTCGATCCTGGCAGCATAAGGGACCGTAGTAACTCCGACATCGACCTGGGCTTTTCCTCCTGACATCGACTGTTTTTGTTCTTTGATATTGTTTTTCAGGTTACCTGTTTTGTATGCCACTCGTCCTTTTGCAGTATTGACAACGAGAGCACCACCCTCGACAAGACCTTCCAAAAGTGCTTTCTGCATATCATTATCAATCTGCTTAAATTTGGCCTGTAACTGAGGAATGCCTTTAATCTCGATTCTGATAGCATCAGCCACGTTTTTTCACCGCCTTCAAAAAAGCTTCTTTGTGGTCAACTATTCCGGAAAACGGAATTTCAGGAGCGTCTACTTTCTGAACTTCATAAGTGCCTGCGTAATTAGTTTCCGCAGTTGATATGAAATCTCCTTCCTGAACTGTTGCAGTCGAAGGAAGGAAACACACAAGAGAGGTTTCTATTACCTTTCCAGCTTCGCTTATAAGAATGCTATTTCCCGCAGTTGATATGTTCGAGAATAAGCAAACGCTATCAGTAGGAACTAAGTTCGGAATGGGAGAACCTGCTGCATCCTGAGTAGTCCCGGCATCGTGGAGGATCTGGCATGAGTGAATCATAGCAAAATCAATTGAGCCCATGACAGCCCCCGTGGCAATTGAATCCCGTGTGATAGGAAGGACTTGAAAAAGAATAAGACACCGTATTTTTATATTTTTCAATATAATAGTCTGCTTTTTTCTCGTATGTTTCTATATCGAGGTCGGTTGTGTTCTGTCGTTGACTATTGCCGGTTTTCACACTGGCTGCAGCTTCTCCGGTGGTTTTCATTTTTCGGAGGACGGCTGCAAGTATGGCATATTTACCGGCTAAAATAACAAGTGGGTTGGTTTCATCTGTGGTTTCGCATAGGGTGAGTACGTCCTCACTGGTCTCGGTAATGATGGTAGAGATATCCAGATCCGAGAGGGAACTGGAAAATATTTTGGAACGGACGTAATCAACAGAACACAAGACCATGACAGAGAAGGAGTCGAAAAAAGCATATAAAAGAAAATTGAAAAATCACTCTTCGAAAGTCGACATAGAAACCGGCCTCTTCTTCTTCCGTACAGCCGTCCTTCTCC